GCCACGATAAGGAGCATCATAGTGTTGACCGCCAATACCTATATCATTTGCATCATAGGCATTTGCCCAAGCAGCAGCAGTATAAAGACCACCCATATCTCTGGTCCATTGCCACATAACACCACATGCATCTTCCATACCTTCATTTGAAATCATACGTCTACCGGCAGTATCCGAGTGACCAGTTGTGGTAACTGCATCTACAGAACCCACGATATTGGTACTCTGATTGGCACCAATGGATGCCGCAACAAACTCTAACTGACTGATCGATTTCATACCTTGACGTGCAAACCATTGCTCGAATTTGTATGTATGGAATGCAGGTGTTGATACGCCATCTGCAATTGTACCACCATTCACAGACACCAATGTTGTGCCAGATACCGATGGTAAGTAAATATCAACCCACATATTGCAGGATGATAGGAAAGTACCTTCCTGACGTGCAATGGAACGATTGAATCTATCCCAGACAGTTCTAGGTAAAATATCACCCAATACATATCCAGTCAATGTATGACCGGCAATTGTACCAACTGAAACGCAGAGTGTATGGAAACCACCGATCTTGCGTGATGTCAATGCAGAGTAACCTGCAGGGAATGTTGAGTTGTTTGATAGAATGATACCACCAACACTTAATGCATACACATAGAAATCCTTGCCTGCACGGTTTGATGCTGTGGCATACTGCGAATCATCCCAGTTACCGGCAGTATTGATATTCTTGGTAGTTGCAGCAATGGTTACCTGAATACTATCGACAACCACAATAACCTGTGGCACATTCAATGTTGTGACAGATCCAGTGAATAATGCTGACTGTTCCAAGAATGTTGTTGATGCTGTTGGCAATCCAGTACAATTACTTAGATTACCACTGATCGGTGTTCCAAGTGCCGGAGCAACTAGAGTCTTATTGGTAAGTGTATCAGTTGTTGCCTTACCAACCAGTGTATCTGTTGCAACTGGTAGAGTCAATGTATTGCTACCTGCAGTTGCCGGTGCTGCTATTGTAATACTTCCTGAAATATCTCCTGCGATGACCACGCTTGACATTATTTGTTCCCCTTTGGATGACTGTCTTTGACTGATTGGATTGTTGCTTTCCAGGCATCTAGACCACTATGGAAAATTGTATCCAACTGATCTGCAATGCTTGGATATGCCTTGGAACGGACATCTGCCCATACACGATCTACAACTGCATCATTTATGGTTAGTCCCCATGCCTGACAGTAGGTAAAGTCAAATCCATCATATGACACAAACGCATCCAATTCTGGATATGCTGTATCTGACATTACTAAAAATGCGCCACAATCAGGTGTCTGACCAATGATGACTAAGTCAGTCTTTGGTGTTGGTACCTGTGGTGTGCCGAAAAGTGCCTCAGCCTTGCTTGAGTTCAATACATAAAGGGTCATCATTACCTCCGAGTAAAAGTGTGTCTGCTGGAATCAATCCGATCCCTTTCAGTGCTGCAAATGTATGTGGATTAGACATTGCATTTCTTAGTTTTGCCGGTGATGGTCTACCGTTTGCAATAATCTCTGCTTGAATTTCTTTGCCAATTGAGACTGTGAACTCATTGGCAGCATTTACTTCAAACATTTGTTCATCTGTGTAACCTGCAATCCTGGTGGTCTCTGCAACTGCATATGCCTCTGCAAGTAACCTTTCCAACATTACAATTTCTTCCTTGTTCAGCAGGAATGCTTCTTTTTGAGCAGGAAAATGTGACTCCAACTCAATAATCTCTGCCTGTAGATTCAGAATAATATGCAGTAAACCACCAGTGGTTTTCAGGTGCTCAAGTTCAGCAAGTTTTGCCTGATACTTTAGTTCAGCGACCTCTTCAAGCACTGCAGCACGCACACGACCTTCCAGGAAACCCTTCAGGGTTTTGATTTTCTCCCAGACAGTCTCACCAATAACTTGATAACGATAGTTGAATTCTGAATTCAATTTTGATGCCATATTATAAACTCCATTGTATATTGATAAAGGGTGAAACACTCAAGTCACATCAAACGTGTAACTACAAATCTATTTAGGTCAATGAGAAACCAGCGGCAGCAGGACCACTTCTAGCAGTACCAACACCGGTAACATCAGTACTAACAACACCAGTATTTGATACTAAGTTAGTCATTGATACAGCAACAGAACCATTATGACCATACCCAAAGATTGCCTTATCTGTGCCATAACCAGCAGCAGCAGATAGATATCTAGCAGTACCAACACCAGTAACATCTGTACTGACAACTCCAGTATTGCTCACTAGGTTGGTCATTGATACATTGACGCCAGTAGAACCATATCCAAAGATTGCCTTGTCTGTGCCATATCCAGCAGCAGCAAGAGCCCGTCTAGCAGTACCAACACCGGTAACATCAGTAGAGACAACACCAGTATTTGATACCAGGTTGGTCATTGATACATAAGCACCAGTATGACCATATCCAAAGATTGCCTTGTCTGTACCATAACTAGCAGCAGCAAGTTCATATCTAGCAGTGCCAACACCGGTAACATCAGTGGATACAACACCAGTATTACTTACTAAGGTGGTCATTGATACAGCAACAGTAGTGGCACCATATCCAAAGATTGCCTTGTCAGTGCCATAACCAGCAGCAGCAAGAACATATCTAGCAGTACCAACACCTGTGGTATCTGTTGCAACTACTCCAGTGTTGCTTACTAGATTGGTTATTGATACAGCGGCACCATTATAACCATACCCAAAGATTGCCTTATCAGTGCCATATCCAGCAGCAGCAAGAACATATCTAGCAGTACCAACACCAGTAACATCAGTACTGACAACACCAGTATTACTCACTAGGTTAGTCATTGATACATTAGCACCAGTGACACCATATCCAAAGATTGCCTTCTGTGTACCTGGACCCTTTGCTCTATGCAATGGATTCATCAGTACCATATCAGTGCCATCATAGATCACATCTGATATCCAGTTTGTTTGGGATACCCAGGAGTTGATGAATACTTTCACTCCCTGTGCATTGTAATACTTGAAATTCTTTACACCCAATCCAGATATGTTCAGAGTTACCGGAGTGGTACTCAATAATGCAGGAGTTGTGTGCAGTGTTACAGTGAATCTCTGTCCACTTGTATATGCAACTGCAGCAGGACTTGGAGTCAGTGTATATGCATTGCCTGTACCGGAAGTGGTGAATGCAATTGCAGATTGTGCCTGAGTGATTTGTGCTGTCTCTAAAATACCGGAACTGAGAGTAAGAGTACCGGTGATATCTGCACCACTTGCAGTGATTGCAATAATTGGATTGGGTCCTGCCAATAATGATAGGTTACCCGAGTTATCGGAGGTGGAAGCAATACCACCTCCACCTGTTGTGATTGCCTGTATAGTTGATGTCATAGTAGTCTTGGATTATGTGAGTGAGAAACCAGCAGCGCTGGTGTAGTAATGGGTAGTACCAACACCGGTAACATCTGTACTGACAACGCCAGTATTTGATACTAGGTTAGTCATCGATCCACCACCACCAAATCCAAAAATTGCCTTGTCTGCACCATAACTAGCAGCAGCAACAGCACTTTTAGTAGTACCAACACCGGTAACATCAGTACTAACAACACCAGTATTTGATACTAGGTTGGTCATTGATAAATTGGCACCATTATAACCATACCCAAAGATTGCCTTGTCTGTGCCATATCCAGCGGCAGCAAGACTATATCTACCAGTACCAACACCGGTAACATCAGTACTAACAACACCGGTATTTGATACTAGGTTAGTCATTGATACATAACTAGGAGTATAACCATACCCAAAGATTGCCTTGTCTGTGCCATACCCGGCGGCAGCAGAACCACTTCTACTAGTACCAACACCGGTAACATCAGTACTAACAACACCAGTATTGCTCACTAGGTTGGTCATTGACAAAACAGAACCACTATCACCATACCCAAAGATTGCCTTGTCTGTGCCATATCCAGATGCGGATGGATATGCTCTACCAGTACCAACACCGGTAACATCAGTACTGACAACACCAGTATTGCTCACTAGGTTGGTAATTGATGTATATCCAGTACTATAACCATACCCAAAGATTGCCTTGTCTGTACCATAACCGGCGGCCGCAAGACCACGTCTAGCAGTACCAACACCGGTGACATCAGTGGAGACAACACCGGTATTGCTCACTAGGTTAGTGATTGATACGTTAACAGAACCAGTATAACCATACCCAAAGATTGCCTTCTGTGTACTCAATGTGCCAGAAGCACGACCAATCACATTCATCAGTACCATATCAGTGCCATCATAGATCACATCTGATATCCAGTTTGTCTGTGCCGACCAACTATCAATAAACACTTTACTGCCCTGTGCATTGTAATACTTGAAATTCTTTGCTCCCAATCCCGATATGTTCAGGGTTGCAGAACCACTTGGAGTAGCATTCAAAGTAATATTGAATCTCTGTCCAGCAGCATATGCAGTCAATGCAGGGGTAGGAGTCAGTGTATATGCTGAACTTGTACCACCAGTTGTGAATGCAGTGTATGTTTGGTTTTGACTGGTTGCAGTTGATGCAACAGGGGCACCACCCACAGATAATACACCGGTAACAGCAGCACCGGCATTTGTTATGGCAACAATTGTGGTTGCACCGGAAAGTAATGATAGGTTACCGGATGCATCGGCAGTGTAAACTAATGCACCGCTGGGTCCAGTTGTTGCTGCGATTGTTGATGCCATTTTTATTTTCCTAGTTTAGTTGTTGATAACCACGACACTCAGTTATTTATAAGAATTGAAATTTCAGACTTTACAGCACCATCCACCTGGATCCAAGTGGTATTGTTACTTCTGCACCACTGTTTATAGTGATAGGACCAGTGGACATAGCATTTTTACCGGATGTAACAGTGTAACTTGTGGTGATAATTTGAGAATTCTCGTAGAATACATCATCAGTACTACCACCCCGTGCTCCACCACCACCGCCAATAGCACTCCATGCACCCAACTTATACCCTTCAAATGCCGGAGTATCACTGTTGAATCGAATCATACCATCAACAGGGGTGGGTTGCTCTGCAGTGGTACCGGCAGGCACTTTTATGGCACCAGTACCGGATAATGTGATGATATTGGCAGATGCCTCAACCTTATCAGTGTTTAGATTGATAAAGTTGTTGTCCAATTCAGTATTGGTCAGAGGAGCATTTTTTGCCGTGCCCCCAGTGAGTCTTGTAACGATAGTAGTCATTTTATTATTTAGTTAGATTGGTTTATACACTTTTTCAATTCACTTATCTGGACTTGTTGCTCCTTGATTGCCTCGATCAATAGTGGAATCAATTTCTCATATTGAATTGTCAAGTAATTCTCACCGGACTTACTATATTCACTGCCGTCCTCTGCCTGTGCTATATCAAATGGTGCCGGAACAACCACTTGTGGCAGTACCTTCTGTACTTCTTGTGCGATCAGTCCAACCTGTTCACTATCTGAAGTGTATCCATAACCACGGGCAACCTCATTACCTTTGTATATAACTCCATTCAGAGACAATACTGCTTCCAATGGACTTTTGATATTACCAAGCACATCTTTCAATCTAAGATCAGAGTAATATGCCGTAATGTTATTTGTGGCACGTATTTCACCTGTAACTCCAGATGCCGGTGTGCCAACTCCCAGAGACTTTATCTGATAACTATTTGTGGTGACCAATGCTGCCGCAGTGCCAGTACCACTTATCCAACTTGTACCATTCGATGTCAGTACATTACCACTGCCTCCGGGTGCAACAGTTTGCACTGCTGAAGTTCCATTCCCAAGTACCACACTATTGGCACTTAGAGTAGATGCACCGGATCCACCCTGAGATACAGATAATGGAGTGAGTAGTCCAGTCAATGAAGTAATATCACTATTGGCACCACGGGTCGCTGCGGATAGGTTTATTCTGGCATCTGTTGGATTAGTGGCACCAGTTCCACCGGATGCAACTGCCAATGTACCGGATAATCCTGCAGCAGTTCCAGTGGTATTTTGATTCCAAATTGTTGGTGTACCGGTCAATCCAGTATATGCAACAGTACCTGCCGATCCAGTAACATTACCACTTACATTGCCTATTACATTGCCATTGATGGGACCAATGAATAATGTTGCAGTGATCGTACCGGCAGAAAAGTTACCGGCAGTACGAGATACAATTGAGTTTCCAACTAGATCACTACTGGTGGCATTCAATCCATCCAGCAAGTCTGCATCAAGTCCACTACCAGCACCGTCCACTGTCTTTAGTTTGATCAATACATCAGATGCGGTATACTCTTCAATTCCTACTTTCAGATTGGTGAAGTTGGTATCTACCTCAGTATTTGTTAGAGGTACACCTTTGACTGCTCTTAGGACTATTGATACTGTCATGTTATATTATCCTTTGGGACTATTTTCAATCATTGAAAGTAAGATTTGCTTTATGTCCATCAAATCTGTCTTTATATTATTTATATCTATTTCCTGCTGCAATATCTGATCTCTGCGGTTCTGTGCCAATGCCTGCTGCTTCTGATAGTTATCAAAATCGGATGCACTGTTATTGATAATGGCACCAGTGGACATATCCCGGACCAAACTATCTGCCCCAACAACTTTCAAGAATTGTGCCATTATGCGCAGCAGATAATTCGTAGGTCTTTCACACGGGTCACGGCAGAACTATTCGTTGTCTTCATTACCAATTTCACCTGCACTGCATCGAATGGTACCAGACCAACTATAGAGTAATCAACATCAGTGAATGTCTCATTGCCATTCTGAACCTTGACGATGCTCTTGTCCGCATTGAATAGTGTCCAATTGATGGTTTCTGGAGTATGGGTAGATCCAACTTCAATCGTCTTATAGTAAACAAGTAGATCTGCCTCGTCCGGTACATTTGCTGCCAACTTCACTCGAATGTAGGTGGATGGGTTTTCCAAGTTGATAATCCTAGACACATACTTACTATGAGCACTAGATCCAACCGGAGCAATCTCATCAACAAACATTTTCCGCACTGCAACTGTAGTACCGGCAGCACCTGCTTCTCCGGCAAAGGTCTTACCGGATACAGTGATAGTACCATTGGTGCCATCATCAACATTACCGGAAACTAGGTATGTGCCATCATTACCGGCAGTGGTTGAGGCAGACACTGTGATATACTTACCTACCTGGACAGTCTTGATCAGGTTACGCACAGTTGCATTGGTTGAAGTAATGGTTGAACCGGAGAAACTGAACGCACCAGTGGCACCCGTAAACAAGGTTGCTGAGTCCAGTGCAGATACATTCATATTTGCCTCTGTCGGTGAATTCACCTTGTTTGATATGGCAATCAATGATAACCGATGCGTGTCAATAATAGGAGACAATGCATCATTGGTACTTGATATTTGAGCACTGAATGCCAGAGATTTATTGCCACTAATGGATAATGTCTCATTGGTACCGGATGCAACCATTGACGGTGTATATAGTGTATTAGTTGCATTTGCCAAACAACCTTCAAAGGATCCCAGTGTATATGGAGTTTGTGATCCATCCACTGCCTTACCAGAGGTCATTTTGATTGAGTAGTTTGCCGTGGTCTCTGTAAATAGTTGACTCTGTACAATTGGATGGAATGCATCGTACTGTACATTTTTAGTTGCTCTGACAGTTGAACCACCAAAGTATCCAGTTGTATTGGCATTGGTCGTTGTGGTGATTGTGTATGAATCCAAATCAACATCACCGATAACCTGCGACTTGTATATTTCAGTGACTGGAATCCCGGCAATAGGAGCAGCAATATAGTATGCACCCCCAGCAACGGCAACTGCAGCATTTGCAACTAACACTAGATTCAAATCATCAGTCACACTGGCAACAACACCGATCAATACTCCGGCAGAGTTATATAGAACTGTACCGGCACCAACTGTGGTTGTACCAATGGAAGTATTGAATAATGTGGCAACACCAACCACTGCTGTACTTGCTATACCACAGGTAATGGTACCAACACCGGCAGTACCGGCAATGTTTGCAGTTGTCAGGTTAGTCAATTCCACTGTGGATCCGACCGGCATTCCATGATCTCTATGCCACACTCGCACTGTGTTTGATCCTGACTTTACTTCAATTGGAGCAACGTCCAATGTATCATATGGTAGTACATCATTTACAAATTCAACATTACCCACGACACCTGTGTCAAACTTTGCGCGCCAGATAGTGAACTTCAAATCCTGGTCCTGATTGGCAGTCCAGGTAGATGCATTCTGAGACTTGAACAGAACACCGTTATATGGTTGCTCGGATATTGTCTGGGATGAATCCGGTATTGCATCACCCATATTTGATATCCAAACCTTATAGTTACTGGAATCACTTAGCAAGACCACACAGTACTCTTCCTTATCCTGAACGAATACTGGACTTGGGAAGGTGAATGAAGTTAGTGTATCGTACTTCGGTACTTCATCGGTCAGTCCAGTTGCTTTATCAACAATAGACACGATATTGGTGGAAAGATTTACATCCTCTGGATTCAATGATACACGGGAGAATGGTAATACTCTTTTGCCTGGATATCCGTTCACTACTTCACGCAATTCCATTGTGACTGGAATCTTTGTATCCTTGCTCGCAAAGAATACATCAATCTTAGTGATGAATGCACCACCTGCAGAATCAATTAGGAACGTCTGTGCCAATGGATCATACCAACCAGTATCAGATATAACTCTGCTTCCTGCTTGAACGATAGTCTGGGTAGCATCGACACGCTCATTCACCATCTCAGCATTTCTTGTTGCTTCCACAGTTTTCTGTTTAGTCTCAAGTATACCAACGGCATTGTATTGAGTTCTGCCCCTGGAGGTATATGCACCATCAACAGTGCTGACATCGATCATTTTGAACTCTTTATTGCCAGTCCTGAATCTGTGTGACTCAGTATTTGGGATATTGAATAGTAGACTTATCTCACCGGCAAAGTTAGTGGTCAATGACTGCCCGATTGTTGCAACAGTTGGAGCAAAACTAACAGATCCAACGGCAGCACTGATTGACCCTTCAATGGTATCACTTGTCAGGAATGCACCCTTGATATTTGCAAGGTGCAGGGTTCTGATACCGGTATCTACATTGTAGTCTCTACCAATAACAACTGCAGTGGCAGGAGATGTTTCCTGTGTATATGGAACTGATGACCTATTGGCAACGAATACTACATCACCTGTATTCAAACAAACCTGTGAGTCACCATCAATCATTCGTGCCAGTTCAGTGGAATTACCACCGGCATTACGGTCAACATTGAATATACCCGATGTGGACGAATAGGTAAGCAGTGTTGATGGAGTGCAATATGACGCAATATCAACACCATCAAAGAATGGATAGAACCTTGTTGCTGGTTTTAGACCACGGATCTGGACAAGTACATTCCTTGATCTAATGTATGGAATAACAGCAGTTGATAATACCTTGTCTTGCAATATCTTGGTATCAATCTTGGCAACTACAGATGTTTTGATACCTGTTCTTGATTGTCCGATTGGAGTTGCAGTTGTGGCAACCGTCATTGTTCGGATTGGACCCCTTCTGCCTGCTCTTTGAGTGGAGGTACTTCTACCTGTCTCAACAGTTGAACCGACCCATACATTTTGCCATGCGTTCCAGACTGTACCAAGTACACCTGCTTTTTCTGCAATGGTGTACATCATATTGAAGTTACCCTCTACCTCTTGGATAATATCAGGTCTACGATCTACCTCGAACCACTCATCAGATGATGGGTTTAGTTTGACATCACCCAAGAAAGTAAACACGGCAAATGGGTTGATATTCTCAAGTCTTGATGCGTACTTTTGCTCCACTAACTTGACGTGTTCAAGTACGGGCAATGTAATAACATCACCGTATAGTTTATAATTCGCAGTTGCACGACCTGCATCATCTGTATTCTTTTCGATTAGGTTTACATTGTCCATTGTGAAGAATGGACGGAGTTCTGCATTCTCTGCATCAACTGAACAGAGATAATCCAATGAAGTGGTTTCACCCACGCCATGCCCAGTGAATGCATCAACTATGAATCCATTTTTGAACCTGCTTAGACCGGCAGCATCAGTGATTGCCAGGGATTCAGTCTGTTGTTCCAGTAATGATAAGGATGTGTAGTATTCCAGGTTGTCAATTCGTTTTTCAAGTTTACCAATATCACGCATTGTATATCGTTTGTTATCAATCTTGTTTACCTGTACACTACCAACCTCAGTTGAGAAAGTGTAGGGTTCAATTGATAGATTATACAATACCATTGATAGTGATGGATCCTCTGGTAGACCAGGATTCAATGCTGATATACCAACCACATCCGAGAATACTCCGGCAAAGGTCAATACAATTTTATCTCTGCGTGCCAGGTAATAGGTAAAGTCAGATCTAACATCAATACCACGTTTTGGCATTAGAGTTGTGGACGATCCAGTGCCACTGAATAATACACCGGCATCTGCAATCCTTGGTCTAAAGTCAATACCATCACGCAATTCTGGTGTGATGTCTTCATATCTAACATCTGCTGGATATGAATTTACTGTGAAGTAATCACCGGCACCATGGGCAAAGTAATCAAATATAACCTCGACAGGTGCTTCCGGTGCATTGAATGATGGAATCAGATTCAATCGAGCAACATCATAATATGAGTCACGGTGACCAGTGTCCACGGTGAAACGATCACTGATATCAATGGAATAGGTTGCACCCGGAGTTACGAAATCTCCGGACTTCATTTTGATACTGGTGACCTTTATCAGATCTGCCTTACTCAGAAGCAATACCTTATTGGTTGCTGCGGCAAGTGTAGTGAATGTTACAGTGGCAGAGGCAGTCGTTTTTGTCTTTTCTGTGAGAGATGCCCCAGTCTTATTTACAGCAGTTGACACAGTGAATGAGGTGGAATTATATGTAGGACTTGCAAATTGTATAGTAACAGATGATCCAACAGGTACAATACCCGTTGGTAATACCACTGCACCAGTTACATTATCAACGCAAAGGTAATTATCATTATCTGCCGTGGAAGCAAATGTGCCGGAACTAGTGGTCAAAGACAATGATGCAGAACCATTTGTTGTACCGACAAACCTCTCAGCCACTGTATATGAGTTATCGTTTGTGCTTGTTGATGACCGCACAGATTTGATTGCATAATACGGGAAGGGGAATACCAATCCAGAATTCTGTGGTTCGTAAACTGCAGTCTTCACCAACTTGATTGTTAGACCAGTTGCAGTCGGTGCAACATCAACAGTCAATGTTTGCTGAGCAGTTATTGTGACTACCCTGCGCAATTCCAGTCCAAGGTAGATATAATCACCCACAGATAGATCTGTTTGGAATGATGTACCCTGACCAGTGATGGTTGTTGTGGAAAAAGTGTATGTACCGATAAGTTGAGTGGTAACTGGACTAATGTCGGCAGTGAAACTCAGTGGGGCAGAACCACCACTATAGTAAAATGACTTCACATCTCTATTGAAATCATATCCAGCAACCATTGTAGTATCGAATACGAATAGTTTGTATATGGCAGCAACAGAACCAATTGTACCATTGTCCCATTCTACACCACGCACTCTACAGGTACCAATCTTAGTGCCCACTGGAGTTCCACGACCACCGGAATCTGTTATGCGATCATATAGATCAACAGTCTCAAATGTATCAAACTTTGGTAGGTTGTTTAGGTTATTGACTAATACATAGTTACCAACAGTTGCCGGTATAACAGCATTATCAACCTGAACGAATTCCCGTGACTTATCAACGGCAACATATTCCTTGGCAACCTTTTCAACTTCATATCCCTGGATGTATGCCTTGCCTGGTTCTAGACCAATGGCAAGTTTAGCAGCATCACCTGTCAGATATACACCACGATTGTATGCGGGTGCTTCATTGTATAACCAGTTTACACCAGTGCTACTTCCACCATCATAGGCAGATCCAGTGGTATGGATAGGAGCAATTGATACTGATGAGGCAGAAATCTTAGCAACATATGTATGTCCCGCATTGGTAACAACATCACCGATTAGATATGGGGTGGATGCCAACCATTGACCTCTATTGTTATTTCTATGTTCACGCACATCAATGGTGAAGTCTGAAACGGTATAGTTACCAGACTCATCATATGTACGTCTTGCCAGTGTTTTTTCCAGTTCAGAATATGCAGTATTGACGATTTGTTTATTTACAATACCCTCGGTTGTCCGAAGCAATTCAATGAAATTTTCATCGGATGTGCTGGTAACAGATAATTTGGATAGGATTAGATCAATGAAATATCTATGGGCACCTGGGGCAGCATAGTTGAAACTTGTCTGAGCATTGTCTAGGAGTGTCTCATCATCCTCCGGTGTTTTCTTTTGCTCATCAATTGTTAGACCAACTCTATAGGTTGGGATGTTTGTATACTTGTCCAGTAATACTGTTTGAGCATCACAGAGTACATAGTATCCATTGACGTAATAAACACCACGTTCAATTGCTGCGGCAGAACCAATACCAGTTGCAGATGCGGCAAAGATATTTACTGATCCACCACCGGCAGACGTAATTTCTTCCGCATTGGCAAATACCTTTGTTGTACCATTTGTACCGGAGTTTGTGTAACGGACATACAGTGTTGTTGGATCTGTGCCAGTGGCATGTTCAACCTTCAATACCAATGCAGTAACACCACTTGTTCCACCAGTGATAACTGTACCTTCAAATTCTGCTATGAACGACTCAACCGATAGAGCACCATAGGTTGGTTGGATCTTCACATAATGATACTCTGTATCCAATGAAATCTGACCAGGAATAACCATGGCACCTTGCTTGAATATATGGTCGCCATTTCGTTTGATCTGATTCTGTAAAATTGTTTGGAGTTGGGTCAGTTCCCGCGCCTGAACAGCATAACTTGGTCTGAATAAAATCCGATGGAATTTGTTATTCTCATCAAAGTCGTCGTTATATGGTTCACTGGAAAAATTGATCATTTGTGTGTCTCGAAGGAGTTAGTGTTATATTTATTAGAATTTCAATACTGTTCTGATGGTTACGATCTGATCTTCACCCGGAGTGAATGCCTGCTTATTATCGATAAACAACAGGTCTCCGGAGTATTTATCCATGGTTGGTGGAGTCACAGTAGATACGATAAAACTATCTGCATTATCATTTTGAATAGTTGCACTCAATACTGGAATACCATTATCCAATGATTGAACCAACATTGCCGATCCAGAGATAGAAACAATTCTGAATCTGGTTTCATTTGCTAATCCGAAGTTCAAGTATATCAATGAATCGATCGGGAAATCCACTGTACTGATAGCAGTATCGGCAGAGATAACCCAGCACGCAGAGGCATTGCCAACTGTCAGAGTATAGGTAGATCCAAACTGTCGAGCATTTTTTATGATACCCAATTGACGATAATCATTGTTTACTGTGAAACCTTGATTCTTATCGGCAGATACATTGGAGTAGAACATCAAAGTTCTGGCATAGAGGTTATTGATTGCCTCTTTACCCACACCACCATATGGTGATAGAATTACTCTGAGTTTAGCACCCACACCGTTCCCTGTTATGGTTGCTGTTGCCCACCTATAACCTAGACCAGTGTTGGTGATATTGATTTTGATTATGGCACCGTCAACGATATGTGCTGTGGCAGTTGCTCCAGTACCATCACCGGTAATTACCACCGTGGCAGTTGTATATCCAAACCCACTGGATATGACCGGTATATTGTTTATTGCACCATCCACTGCCAACAACTCAATGTTAGACTGTAGTGTATTGGCATCACCGATTGATAATTGTGCTGATGCTGTGGCACCAGTACCATCACCGGATACAGTGAGCACGGCATATGTATAACCAACACCACCATCATCAATCTGTACATCGGATAATTGCCCACCCACGAAAAGTGGTATTAGTTTTGCATCTGATTTCACCGTTAGAAATCGAGCAACAGCATCAACTCCAGGTGCACCGGAAATTGTTATCAATGGTTGTAGACTATAACCGGCACCGCATTTTAGATTACAGGTTGCCGTTGCTGCCTCGCCCACATAGGTAAATGTGGCAGTACCATTCAATACTGCACCGGAAATATGTGTGGGTGCTGTACTGGCATGGGTAGTACCGGCACCGGTAACAGTGTATAGGTTAGTTGCCCAGAATATTTGTTGACCCAGTGTAACAACAGTGCTTGCTGTCCACTCAGTTCCAATCTTTATAGTTGGAATAACAGCAGTTGTATAGTCTTTGCCGGAATCAATTACAATAATTCTAGACACTGCGCCACCGGATAATACAGCAATTGCCGCAGCACCTGTTCCGGCACCACCGACAAATGTAATTGCCGGAATACCAGTATATCCAGAACCATTGAATGTGATATTTACATCACGGACACTCATATTCAATACAATACTATCAATGATCCCAGCAGTCTCAGAGACTGTTGCTGTTGCATTTGTTCCAACATATTTCAATGAGGTAGATCCATTGGCAACAATACCATATTTGTGGACCGGAGCAACACTACCAAACGTCCCAGATACAGCAACCTCATAGATATTATTGAGATGTGAATACTTCTGCCCCACAACCACAACATATGCTGCACTCCACGGAACCACGTTGGTGAACGGAGATTCAATGGTAATGGTGGGTGTTACATATCCTGTTCCACCTGCCTCAATAAAGGTATCATATAGGTACAATGGATTTGCTGCAAGAGTGCCATCACCGATAACTGATATAGTACCACCTGTATATCCAGATCCTGCCTGATCAACTCTAACCACCTGTATATTGCCATTGGAGTAGAACTGATTCTGAATAGATGTAACCACTGGAACATATGCAGTGGTCAAAAACTTGTTGCGTAATCCAATTGGTACGTTATACATAAACTTCCACACATATCCATCTGGGTATTCGTGGGAAACAAAGTCTGTATCAACTGGTTTAGAAGTTGAATTGGCATTGTTATTATTGTCTAAGCATATGTACACATTATGATCATCAGTGATAACATAAAATTCACACTCTTCAATCTTCTGCTTGCTGGATTTTGCTCCGACCGTAACAACTGCAGTTGCAAGTGCCTCGGTGGTATTTCCCTCACCCACAATAACCAGTGATGGAGCATATGTATATCCTGTGCCTCTATTGGTTATGTCTATGCTTGTGACAACACCATCGGTCAGAGTTGCGGTCGCAGTGGCATCAGATCCATTTGCATCGTACACATCAACATACAGTAGAGATACAGTGCCATTTACAACAGTGCCCAATGTATGTGATGGATAACTGATACCGGATGTTCCATTACTTTTCACCACGTAATAATTCAACCCATATTTCAGCAATTGACCAGTACTATAGGCAGTTGAGATTGCAAAATTGATATAACCCTTGGACCCAATGTAAACAAATGGGTCTGCTGTATATTCAATGCCACCGTTAGTTAGATTTACACCTTGAACCTCAGTGCTATACTGATCATCATATTGGTCATAGGCAATTCCAGACACCCATTCATATCTAGGTATAACAAATGAAATATCGGTTGGAGTAATTTCCTTGACCGTGATAATTTCATTTCTAGTAGACCTATCATATGTAATACTATCCACCGGAATCACAGGTGATAGTTCATCGTTCCATGTCAAAGTTTTGCCCAGGAAATAGAAATATCGACCACTACGATTGGTGATTTCTTTATATATTCCCTCGGCAATTGAATTGCGTAGGATAGTCTTTATGAGTGTAGAATTTGACATTTATATTAGCTAACTGTGATTGCCCAAGTGATGGCAATTGAATCGCCTGCTTCTTTGTTCACTACTGGGAAGGTTGTATGGCAAAGCATCGTACCAGCAACACCAGCATTGAAAATACCTGCCTCAGTAACTGCACCAGTACCTGTACCAGCGATGAACGACGCAACTGCTGTTACTATGTTTGTGCTTGCTGTGAATGAGGTCAATGCTTCACGGGCAAGACTTGATTCCATTACTGTATTGCCAACAACAGGGGCAGTAGTGCCAGCACCAATTGCCATATGTGACATAACAGTTGCAGCAGTGCCAACCATACGGGAAGCAATGTACTCTTTACCAACTGTCACTACTAAGTTAGGTACAACCAATTCTTGCTTGATCGATCCGTCCTGTCCTGTGACAACGATGGATAACTTACCGTTCATTTCTAGATTTTCATTCAATTTCATGTTATTCTCCTATGTTATACTAAAATGTTATCTTACCTACCAT